ATGAGCCGAATTGCTCTCAGTTCTCTGGAACGGGCGCAGCGGGAAATCCTGCCGCTCGATTTAGCGCTGTACCACGCCGCTCGCGATTACCCGGGCGGCGCTGCTGCCATCGCTGCCACGACAGGTCGTAACCCGACCACGCTGCAGCACAAGCTGTCGCCGACCCATCCGAGCCACTCCATCAATATTCAGGAGTTTGGCGAGATCCTCGAACTGACCAAGGATCGCCGCATTCTCGATGCGGTGCATGCGCTGGTCGGTGACACGGTCTGGCAGGAACTGGCCGACACCTACACCAACGATATGCCCGAGACCCTGACCACGGGTATCGCCGAATACTTCCGCCAGGTCGCGGATCTGGCCGAGACCTGGGCCAAGAGCATCGGCGACGGTGTTGTGACTGATCAGGAACTGGCTGCTATTCGTCTGCAGGTGTTCCGGGGTATTCAAGGGCTGCTCGGGTTGTTCAACCGCGCCACCTACGTCAACCAGACGACGCGAGGTGCTGACCGTGGCTGATATCGCCGATTTCGCTAACGATCTGGTGCAGGAACGCATCGATCAGGCCGTGGCCGCGCGCAGCGCTGCCAAAGCCGAAAGCGCTGCCCATTCCTTGCTGTTCTGTGAAGCGTGTGACGATCCGATTCCGGAAGCCCGTCGCCTGGCCTCACCGGGTTGCTCGCAGTGCATCAGCTGCCAATCCCTGTCTGAGCGGGGGATTCAGCATGCTCGATGAGGTATTGGGCCAATTCGCCGATTACGGTCTGGAGCCAGCGCAACCGCTGGTGTTCGGCAAGCTGACCCGTTGCAAGACATCGCAGGACAAGGGCAAGGAAAAGAACGGCTGGTACGTGGTTCACGAGCAGCGCACGGAGAAGGGCGACACGCTGATCTTCGGCGCTTTCGGTGACTGGCGTTCGGGCGAAACACAGAAGATCAAGGTCAAGGCCGGTCGCATGTCGCCGGAAGAACGCGAAGTGATGCGCGCTCGCCAGGAAGAAGCCAAGCGCCGCGCTGCGGAAATCGCGAATAACGCTGCGCGGCGGGCCGCGAAAAGAGCGCAAGGTTTGTTCGAGCGCATGCCGACCATCGGGCGCAGCGACTACTTGGACCGCAAACAGATCGTCGGCATCAACGTGCGTTACGCGCCACGCACCGGCGCCGTGTTGGTCCCGATGAAGAACGCCCGTGATCAGATCATGGGCCTGCAGGTGATCTTCCCGAACAAGCAGGAAGACACCGGCCGCGACAAATCCTACTGGCCCTACGGCATGGCGAAGGAGGGCACCTTTCACCTGCTCGGTCCGCATCCGGTACCGGGCGAACCGGTGCTGGTCTGTGAGGGTTACGCCACCGGCGCCAGCCTGCACATGGCGACGTCGCTCGCTGTGGCCGTGGCCTTCGATGCGGGCAACCTGTTGGCCGTGTGCAAGGCCATGCGCGAGCGTTTTGCCGGCTGCCCGCTGATCATCTGCCGCGATGACGACTGGAAGACCACCAAGCCTAATGGCGATGCCTGGAATCCGGGCGACGAGAAGGCGAGCAATGCTGCGTTGATCGTCGGTGCCCAGGTCGTTGCGCCGATCTTCTCGGTCGAGCGTCACGACAAGTGGACCGACTTCAATGACCTGCACGTCGCCGAAGGCCTCGACGCGGTGCGCCGCCAGGTGCTGGCCGTGGTCCGTCCACCGGCGGCCGGTGGCTGGAAAGATCAGCTCGCCCGCAGTGAGAGCGGCGCCCTGATCGCGCACATGCAGAACGTCGAACTGATTCTGGCCCACGACGAGCGCTGGGCCGGAGTGATCAGCTACTGCGCCTTCAGCTCGAAGATCGTCAAGTTGCGCGCCGCACCTTATGGTGGTGGCACTGGCGAGTGGGCCGACATTGATGATGTGCGCGTCATGAAGTGGCTCGCGCAGCAGTACAACCTGCGTGTGAAGTCCTCGCACGTGATCGAGGCTGTCAGCGTGGTTGCACACGACCACGCCTTTCACCCGGTGCGCGAGTACTTGAAGAAACTGGAATGGGATCGTGTGCCGCGCCTGGAGCGTTGGCTGACGGATGTCATGGGGGTGAAGGCAACGGATTACACCTCCAAGGTCGGCAAGCGCTGGATGATCTCCGCCGTGGCGCGGGTGATGAAGCCCGGATGCAAGGCAGACTCGGTGATGATCCTAGAAGGTGTACAGGGCGCCGGTAAGTCGACCGCCATGAGCGTGCTCGGCGGCGAGTGGTTCATGGACACGCCGTTTGCCCTCGGTGACAAGGACGGTTTCCAGGCGATCCGCGGTAAATGGATCGTCGAGCTGGGCGAGCTGGACAGCTTCAACAAGGCCGAGAGCACCAAGGCCAAGCAGTTTTTCTCCGCGTCCACCGACACCTACCGCGAAAGCTATGGCCGCAGAACCCTGGACGTGCCACGCCAGTGTGTTTTCGTCGGTACCACCAACCAGGACGAGTACCTCAAGGACGCCACCGGCAACCGCCGCTATTGGCCGGTGGCCTGTACCAAGGTCGACGTGGCGTTGCTGCGCGAGATCCGCGACCAGCTGTGGGCCGAAGCGATGTTCTGTTTTGAGGCCGGTGATCTCTGGTGGGTAACGCGAGAGGAAGCGCCGATGTTCAGCGAGGAACAGGACGAACGCTTTGTAGTGGACGAATGGGAAACGCCAATCCTGACCTGGCTTGAAGAGTCGCAAATCGGCGAGACCACCACCGGCAGTGAAGTGATGAGTCAGGCGCTCAAGCTCGATCCGGGTCATTGGGGTAAACCGGAGCAGATGCGCGTGGGTGCGATTCTGCATCGACTGGGCTGGAGACGGTTCCGTTTGGGCGCCTTGAGCAAGAGCGGCCAGCGGCCCTGGGCGTACAAGAAACCGGAGGGTTGGGGCAGGGCACCTGCGCTGGAACAACCTGAGCTCGAGGAGCCGTGCTTCGATGATTAAAGCGATCGATATGGCTCTCAAACAATGGGCGCAGGAGCTGCACAGCGATGAGGTCGCCGCCGGTTACTCAGGCGGCAACATGGTCGCGATGATGATGGAGAGCGGTGGTCAACTGGTGCGCGGCAGGCGCGGAAGCAGGGTGCCGCTGGAAGCTTCGCTGGACATTGAGCGCATCGTGAAGAAACGCCTCGATCCCGAGCTGATGACGGTGGTCCAGGTGCATTACTTCCAGCCTGATGCGCCTTTGACTGCGCGTCTGGCTGAGAGTGGCTGCACACGCAACCTCTACTACCAGCGCTTGCATGACGCTCACATCGTGGTCGAGCACTTCCTCCTGGGGGAAGCGGCTTGATCGTGGGCATTCCTCTGGCTCACGCCGTCCCACCGGCCTGCCTCCGTCCCACCGCTTTTTGCGGTGGTGGGACGGGCGCAGGCCGCGTCGTTGCGGGGCTGTCCCACCGTCCCACCTTTTTCATGTCTCCCGCCCGTGTATGCGTAGCGGGCATCAATGCGCGTGTTCACGCGCACGCGTGTTTTTAAATATTCTCTCTATACACGAGAAAGGAGAGTTAAAAGTAGGACGGTGGGGCAAAGCCCCAATCTACGGGGCTTTCAGACGTCCCACCTTGTTTTGGAGAGGTGGGACGCATGGGACGCCACCGAAACAAAAGAAGCAAAAGCAAGCCGGGTTGAGATATTCACCGACATTCGCCAGCCGTTCACCGGACGTAAGCCACACATTCACCGGATGGCATTAAAACGGTCTTGCTGCCACCAGAATCGACCTGTAAAAAGGGGCCATCTTCGATGGGTGCGACCGCAAAGCGCGGTAAGCCACCCACCACCTGACCCGGCCATTGCGCCGGGTTTTTTTGTTTAAGGGGCAGGGCAGTGACGAACGAGCAACAGGCACTGGCAGAGATGCCGATCTGGTTGGTGATTGCCCTGTCATTGGTGGGCGGTGTGTCCGGCGAGATGTGGCGCGCTGACAAGGATGGGGCAAGAGGCTGGGCGTTACTGCGGCGCCTCGCACTTCGGTCCGGCGCCTGCATCGTCTGCGGCGTGTCAGCGATGATGTTGCTGTTCGGTGCGGGCCTATCGATCTGGACAGCGGGCGCGCTCGGTTGCCTGACCGCGATGGCCGGCGCCGATGTCGCCATCGGCTTGTACGAACGCTGGGTTGCCAAGCGGCTGGACCTGAGCGAGGCCGAGCCGAAGGCATAAGCCGGGTAGGCCGGGTGAGGCGCCGATTTTTCCGGGTCCTCCCTGAGGGCCGCCCCCTACACGGGTTATCGAACTCGCGGAATCTCTCTAGCTGAAATCTTTGCAGGGATGTCCGTCTTTCCAAATGAAAGACGGCCTCAGCACTGATAACGATCACGGATGTGTTGGTTGTAGTAGGCGCCTTTGGAGGCAGCGGCTATCAACCCGTTGTAAATGTCCAAGGGGACATTGCAGAAGTCGTAGGAGTGGCCCTGTTCAAAACGGATCCTCATTCGTCTCGTTGCTGGGTCGTAGCCAACGGCGGTCATCGCACTGGAACGCACGGCAATCATTTCCATAGCATGTCTCCAATCAGCACATAATCAAAAAATACTAGTCGAGCAAGACGGAAATGCCGTCCGGTCGTGGAAAAGGCGCCGGGGACCCTGAAGACTTTCGAAGGACACGGGGTCGGAAACCCGCGGGATCGTGTTAGTGGGAGGCCCGCCAGCTTACTGAAATTTCAATCCACTGAAATCTTGAAAGGATTCATTGAAAAGCCGCTGAAAAGGAGGGCTTATGAGCACAGCTACGTACCTGTCAAAGAGCGCCTTTGCTGCGCACATCGGACGGTCGCCGAGTTACATCACCTGGCTGAAGGAAAACGGTCGACTGGTCCTGTCCCCCAATGGAAAGCAGGTCGATGTGCTGGCCACCGAAGCATTGATCCGCGATACCGCTGATCCGAGCAAGGCTGCCGTCGCTGCTCGCCACCAACAGGATCGGCTTCAGCGTGATGTGTACGGTCACGTCGCAGCCCAATCCGAGCCGACCAACATGGCTGCGCCGCCGCCCGTTGATCCTGCGCAGGGGCAGACTCCAGACTTCCAGAAAGCACGAGCGCATCGCGAGCATTACTTGGCGCGGATGGCTGAGATGGAGTTTCGCAAGGCGCAGGGTGAACTGGTCGAGATCAGCTTCGTGCAGAAGGCTGCATATGAAACGGCACGTTCGCTCAACCAATCGCTGATGAGCTTGTCGCCTCAATTGGCGCCACAGCTCGCCGCGCTGTCGGATCCATGGGAAGTGGAGAGGCAGCTAACGGCTGCGCTGCGCCAGCGACTTAACGAAGCGGCACAAGTGTCAAGCGATGACTTTGGATTTGCGTTGAGCGAGTGCTAGGGATATCCGCTGATAGGCATTTTTCTGCTCGCATCGGAATTGATTGGCGCCTGCTTCCCGTCAGTATTAGCCGTCGGCGTAAAGTGTTATCACGCGCCTACCGATGCAGCAGGCGAGTGTAATTTTGAATCTACCACCGCATGCGTAGTCACCCATTTTAAGATCTGGATATGCAGGTGGTTGTCAGAAGGTTATCGCTCTACTGCGACGCACTTGATCTCCACGAGAAGGCCAGGTCGAGCTAATTCACTGACACCAATGCAGGTCCATGCACAAGTACTTCTCGGAAAGACTTTATCCTTTACGCGTCTGAAAATTGGCATGTGACGGTGCATGTCGACGTGGTAAGTTGTCATTTCTACGACATCTTCAAATTTACAGCCACCTGCCTCCAAAACGATCCGAAGATTGTCCCATGCAGCTAAAAACTGCTGCTCAGGTTCTTCAATGACGGATAATTCCGGCGTCCTGCCTACCTGACCCGCGCAGTAGAGAGTTTTTCCTACCTTTACTGCTGGTGCATAACCCGCGCGCTCGTAGATCAATCTCATGCCATCTGGAACAATGATCTGACGGTCAGTCATGATTGCGGAGCCCCAAGTTAGAACGGTTACGAAAGCTAACTCAGGGGCCAGAGCCGCGTCCACTCAGTTCACTTCTCATCTATTAATCAACCCCACAGGTGCTTTTAGCCGCTGCTGAGTCTTGTTGAACTCATTACCTAATGTGGCTACCTCGATCGATGCAAAAGGCGCGAGCCGGTAGCGTTACTGATCAGAAGCATTTCGATGGTTGGTTCGCTGCTAGGCTGGCTCGTCAGTTCGTGTCGTCATCACCTTGAAATATATCTGCGTAAAGTCGCGCGACTGAAGGGGTAAGGTTACGACCGGTAGGAATGAGAAAGTCGGCGTGTGGTGCGAGCCGTTTTACGTAGATGACTTCGTAAACCCTGCGCACGATTCCAGGTGCTGTTTCTTCCCGGTCCAAGCCAGGCATTATCCCTACCGCTTTGTAACCGGCTTGCTCCAGTGCTTGTTGCATATACGGCGTGCGGGTTGTTGCCATGCCATAGATCAGCCCCGCGCCCATGAACGTGCCGATTTTTTCTCCCAGGTCCTGGGCCGCAACGGCCAGTCTGGCTTGTCTGTGCGGTTTGGCTACCGCGCCGACCCGCCCGAAAATAACGTCAGCACCGTCAATTTTTTCCCACGTGGCGATAGCGACAATCTCATCGTTCTGGCGGACGACGGTAGCGAATATGCCTCGATCCGGATCGTCTTCGAGCACCACGTTGTCTGCGTAGAACTGCTGGTCCAGAAACGGGCTTGCCAACCCCACCGAAATGGAGGGAAACCATGTCCGGAAAAAATCTGTCGCGACATTGATCTCCTCACGTTTCAGGTAATCCCAACTGTAGCCATAGGGTAAATCGGTGAAGCTGCGAATTTGCTCGATCGTTGGCCATTTCAT